CCTCAGCGAACAGCGCGGCGACCTTGTTCCCGGCCTCTGTTGCCTGCGAAAGCTCTCCCTCGACGGACAGGAAAGGCAGCCCGTCAGAGCCTGTTGCCTTGAAGATGCGGCCTTTTCCAGCGATGCCGTCAATGCTCTGGTCGTGATCGACCAGGATCGGCAGTTCTTCGCCTTGATCGTTCTTCAGCGACTCCAAGTCAATCGCTACATCCCCGAGCCAGCCGTAGCTCGGAATGACGCCGCCTGAATACGCTACGCCGGAGAATCGGCGCGGCGATCCAGCGACTGGCGTTGCCGCGAATGTCAGCGCAATGGGCTTGTTTTTCATGCGCCCGATGATGGGCGCGCCGTCCGTTGATTGAGCCGGGATCAGGTTCCCGCGCTATCGTTCCCGGAGAGAATTTCGCGGATCATCGCAATGACTATCTCGACCGCCGCGATTTGCATTCCGGCATTGAGCGCGGTGCTTGTCATGGATTCCTGGAGCGCGCCGAGCTTCTGTTCGGAAACGGTTTCAAGCGTGTCAGACCATACCGTCGGCTTCGCTCCCCACCCCGGGTCTGCAATTCCTTCAGCCGGTGGGTTTTGCGTGACTCCGCCACGCTCTCGCGCTTGATCTGCGGACAGCGAGCGCAGGGTGCACCGGCAGCGGAACCCGAGCGGTGGCGAATGGGTGTCCCAAAACGGGTCATCAACCGGGCGAATCGTGCCGTCCAGCGCCAAATGCGACGGGCGCGTGCGGCTGTCGTTGATGGCGTCGTACATGAGATATGGCCGGGTTGACTTCGTTTCCTCGAAGCTCCTCCAATGCCCGGCGTTGTAGGCCGTCTGCACCGCGTTTCGGAAGATCGTTTCCAGGCGATGATCCGGCAGCCCCCAATCCTGACTCTCAGCCCATTTCTGGAACTCTCGCAGCGTGCCGCCATCGGCCACATGGCGCGCGAGTTCGTCTGCAACGCGCTGGATTTGGTCAATCTTTGACAGACCTGAGACGGTGAACGCCTGAGTGCGCTTTTCGGCCTCAAGCGCGTAGAAAATCTCTGGAAGCGTGACGTTTTGACTGCGCAGATCGGCGATGATTTTCGACGCCGGGTCGTCGAGTGGAACCTTCACGGGCATGGCGGTTCTTCAATGCGCGGGCGGCGCTTCATCCGTGCTCGTCTCTTGTGCGGATTCGGCATCCGCGCTCTTTTGCGCCTTTCCCCCGGCGTGCAGATACCCCATCACATCGGCGGCGAACAGTGCGCGCTCGAATACTTGCCCGAACTTCGACGAATCCGCGTCGCGCATGGCGACGGCTAGGCGTTCGTATAGGTCTCCAACGCTCTCCGCGCCAATGATGGCGGACTTGATCGCGGCGGAATCGATCGGGCTTGATACGGAATGCAGGATGCGCTCGATCTCATCCTCGACGATTTGCTGCCCTGCGGTGAAGCGCGGTCGGTCTGGCTTGTGCGGCGCGTCGGGTGTGGCGAACGTTGCGGCCATGCCAGAGTCAACCGGCTTGGCTTGTGTGCCGCCCGCTCCTGCATCAACGTCTGCGACCGCAGCCGCCTGCTCCGGCGTGAGCTCGTTGAAGTCATCCGGCTCAAAGCCGTATTTTTCCTCTAGGTATTGGCGCGTGAACTGGAGCATGCCAGACCTGACCAAGATTTCATCGCGCTTGGCCCGATCCATTTGCAGCCCGGCTTCATCCTCCATGACGAAGCGAGGCGCTGGCAAGGCATTGAGCGCGGCCAATGTGTCAAGCACCCGCTTAACCGCGTCAGTGAGAAGGCGAATATCGGCGCGGCGCTTTTCCTGGCGGATTTCGTCGTGCACCTCGCCCAATGCGCGATTGCCGCTTCCGCCGTCTGTCCCGCTGGTGAGCGTCTGCCCGAGGATCAGGCGCTGGATTCGCCGTGTGCAGGCAATCTCGAACTCGGTGAACTTGTTGGGGCTGTTTCCAGGCACATCAACAGCGACGATCTCTTCATCGCGGTCAAGCGCAGCCACCGGCCCGCTCGACAGGCTGCGCAGCATCTCCACCATCGCCTGCTTGTCCGAGAGCGTGCGACCTACAAGCAAAGGAACCGCCGCCTGCTCCAAAAACTTCGCCCAAAAGCGCCAGCCGTGGGTGCGGAAGTACCACGGCCAATACGCTTTCGCCAGCAGAGCCTCGCCCATCGGCTTGCGCAAGCTGCCCTGGTGCACGATGGCAAAGAACTTGCGCGGGTCGGTTTGCGTTAGGTCGTTTCGCCAAAGTAGCGTTCCGTCAGGCCGCAGCATGAACCATTCGAATGGGCATTCGATGATGCTGCCGATGGCGATCCGCCCTCCCCCGGAATCCGCGTAGACCACCTCGAACACGCTGTAGCCATACGGCACCGCTCCCCAAGCTGCCGACATGATGGAAGGAATCGCTCCCGCCGCCGCATCCTCGAAGAACCTGCGCGCGCGCGATTGGTCGTGCTCGATGCGCCAAGGCGTGTTGAGCGCTGCATCGCGGCGCGTATCGAGCGCTGCCGATACCTCATCATCGTCCGCGATCCGCCGAAGCTTGGTGCGGTCGATACCGAGCTGAGCGAGGATTTCATCGGCATCCCCGAGCCATCCGAATCGTGCCAATGCCCGCTCGATGGAGACGGCTGAGGTGTATGCGGTCGGTGGTTGTGCCATGATGCTCGATGATGCGTCCAGACGCTCCGTCATGCGGTCGGAATTGATTCCTGCGGGTCATCAAAAAGCGGCAGCGATGCAAATGCAGCCGACCCGCTTTTCTCCAGCAACTTGCGCGCTCCGCGCTCGGTGTATCCGCTCGGGCGCGTGAGTGCTTTCGCAACCTCAGACCAGCTTTTCCCCTGCGCGCGCATCTCCGCAGCACGGCGGCGGTTGTGCTCTGTGTGCATCCTCTGGCTGCTGGCGATGTAGAGCCGCTCGCCTTGGAAGTAGTCGCAAAACCGGGCGGCAGCCTCGGCTCCGATGGCCTGCACCAGCGCATCCCATGTCCGGCCATGACGACGGGTTGGAACGCGGATTTCGCGGCCATTGAAGGCCAAGGCAAGTTGCGCGGCTGCGCCGTGCCCGAGCAAATCGACAATCTCCGGCATCATCAGAACGTCCTCCCACCAGCAGCAACGGGCCGGGTCGCCGCCATTCCGATCGCAGAAAAGGCGTGGCTGAGCGCGTCGACTGCATCGTCGTGCTCGCACTCAGGAAACGAGAGCAATTCGTCGCGGAACCATGCGGGCACACCTGAAGGGTCATGCCGCATCATTCGCTGCTCATAGCGCGTGAGCACCGGAAGGAACCGCGTCACCTTGTCCTTGTCGGGCCTGATGCCGCGCACCGGAAGGGTTGTCGTGCGCGTAAGTTCCTGCACCACGGCAGCCTGATACTGCGTTTGCTCGACCGCGATCACGCGCGGGCTGTGGCGCGCTGCGGCTGCCTTGATGCGCTGGAGCACCTCGTGGAAGCCGCACCTGTGCCGCTCGGCTTCCTTGATGTACACGATGCCGGTGTCTTGGTCGCGAGCCAGCGCAACAATGGCGGTGTAGTCAGCCCCTGCTCGCTCGCTGATGGCGAGGTCAACGCCAAGAACCACAGGCAATCCTGGCGGGCATGGCGCATCTGCCAACATCTCTGGCTTCACCAGACCGCCGCCGAAGGTGACGAACTCGGCCAAGTATTCCTGGCGAAACACCAGGTCGGGTAGCTCGCGGCGCTTTTGCTCGATCTCCGCCCGGTCGATATGCGGGTTCGCGCTGGTCGGCATGTGGAAGCTCGCCCAGCCATCGAACGACGAATCTCCACCGCGCTTGAACAGCTCGTAGAAGTAGTTCATCCCGTTCGGCGTGCTGATAAACCACGCATCGCCTCCGTAGTCCGTCAGCGTCGGGCTGATTGCCCGTTCCCAAGCGTCCTTCAGATAGCGGGCGTGTGCAGCCTCATCGATCACGAGGCGGGAGTACTTCCGACCACGGCCCGCGTCTTTGTCCTCGAGCGTCCAAAAGTCAATCACGCCGCCGGTGATGAGTTCGATGCGCATCTCCGTCCGGTTGGCCTTGCGCGTGACTGGCTTGAGCGTGCGCTCCATGTCTGACCATACGTCGAGCAGCAGCTTGTACGACGGCGAGAAAAACGCCACCGGCTTGCCATCGATCGCCCCGCCCTGTATCAGAGCCAGCCATTCCACAGCCAGCAGGGTTTTCCCGAATCTCCGCCCTGCGCTGATGACCTTGAATCGCGCCGGTGTCTCGAGCACGAAGCGCTGGCCCGGGTGCAGGTCAATCGGTGGGATGACGATGCGGGTCATTTGGAGCCGTAGCTGCGTTCAATCACGATGGTCGGCTGCGCGGAAGCCTCATCAAGACCCCATGCTTTGCGCTCGCCGTCCTGCCTGATGCGCAGCATTTCAGCGCTGATCTTGGCGAGCTTGCCGGACTCGAAATCTTCTGGAACCGATCCGAAGCGCGCCCGGTGGTCTTCCCACTCAGCCTGGTGCATGCGCACCACTGAGGCGCTTTTCTCGGCTGCGGCGTCTATGGATTCAGCGCGTTTTTGCGGGTTGGAGCTTGCAACTACTCTTGCAACCTTTTCTGCAACCTTGCGCCGAATGACTTCTGCAACATCGGTGCCGTCGCTCCACCCCTCGGCCTTCGCGCGCTTCTGGATCGCCTGGTGAGAAACGCCATACTTGGCAGCAAGCTCAGGAAACGACGATCCCGCTTCACGATCTGCGCGCACATCCGCCCACGTGTCCTTTGTCAGCCTTGGCATCTCGACACCTGCACATCCACACGCCCGCCTGTGACCGGATCGGCGGATAAATCCATCGCAAGACGGAATCGCGCATCGTTGACGCCGAGCGCATCGGCGATTCCATCGAGCGCGGGCTTCATCGCTGCCAACAGGTTGTCCCAGTCCCTGCGGCGTCGATCAGGCGGCCTGAACGTCAGATTCACGCGTAGCGCGGCATTCGGATCGACTGTGCGCGACCAGTCTTTCGCACCAGCCTCTAGCGCGCAGGCGTGCGCCTCTGCGCGATAGCGTGAGCGCACCTTGTGCAAGGCTGCCCAATGCCCGCGCGCGTTCGGGCTGAGTTGCCGTGGAGGCCAAGAGAGATTGATCATGAGGTTGTCCGTGGTCATGTTTTGGTCGATGTCATTGCCGCGCAAGCTCCGCCTGAACCAGCGTCCAGAACTCATCCCACGCATTGCCGTGGAATGTCCGAAGCGCTGCAATGTGCCCCTCTTGCAGCAAGCGGCTGGGTCGGGCCGACACGATCAGCCGGGCGCAGCACGAGGGACAGTTGAAGTCGTAATTGCCCCCGCTGCGTCGCTCTGCGGCGGATTCACAGGCTTCGCACCCCTCAGGCCGCATGGCGGTGCTCCAATCGGTGCGCTGGAAGTTGCTCAAAAGCCGCATCGGCAATGCGGATGGGCGTCTTGCTCCCCTCGCCTCCGAACTGATAGACCGCACGAGCCTTAACCGGGTCGCCGATCAACATCGGACTTGGCGGAGGCAGACCGCGCATCTGGTACACATCATCCGGGCTGCGGTCGCCGCAGAGCTTGCGTGGGTAGTCAAACGCTCCACGCGCGGCATAGGCGCGGTACGACTCAGTGAACCGGTGTTGGGTGTACCCGAGGTCTTTCGTCTCCGTCCGGCAAAACTTGACCCATCCGCCAAGGTCTTCGATGGCCGCATGGATGGCCGGATCGTCAAAAACAACGTCGGAGTACGCCCCGACGCGCTGCGCAGCGTCGAGCGCCTTGCCCCACGCAATGGCCGACTTGTCGGTGGTCGTGCCTTCCAGCACCCGAATGAGGTCTGCAACTTTGGGCGCAAACCGCCCCGCGTCCGGGTCGGATGCATGCCGCGTCAGAGCCTTTTCGACCTGCTCGAGGCTGTACCTCTCGCATGCCGACCACCACACCGACAAAACGAACGGGCTTGCGCTCTTTCCGTAATACGCCATGACGGAAGAAATCAGATCAATGAATGGTTCGCGGTCGCTGGCTTTCATTTCGCCTCCGTCCGTTCAAATTGGGCAAGCCACTCTCGGGCCACCCGTCGGTTTTCTTCTTCGAGTGCGATCTGTGGGTTGTACGCATACGCAGCCTGTCGATGCGGCTTTGCAGTGCTGGTCATCAGCACACGGTCTGCGTAGGCTGGCAGGTAGGCGATAGGCTCCGTGGCCTGAGCTTTTGCACGCTCGATGGCCTGTCGCATCTGCTCGAACGTCACGCCTGCCTTCAGCCAAGCGGTGGCCAGCGGCCAAAACTTTTTTCGGTCGTGAACGCTGGTTGGGTCGACTGGAACGCCGTGCTCACGCTCGAAAAATTCAGCCCAAGCTGCAACGTCTGCGGGCTTTTCGTCGTCGTTTCCGGTCTCGCGCGCGGGGAGTACCTGTAACGATGATTTACTCAACTGTTCTTGGTTTTTGGTTCTTGGTTCTTGGTTATTGGTTATTGGTTGTGGCGTTACAGGTGGCGTTACCGGTGGCGTTACAGGCGTTTCAGGTGAGCGTTTCAGGTGCGTTACAGGTGGCGTTTCAGGTTCCGTTTCAGGCGTTACAGGTGCCGTTACCGGTGTTGCAGGTTTCTCCAGCCCATCTTGCTTGGCCTGAGCCGACTCGAGCATCTCGCGGAGCCTGGGCACAGGGGTATCCCACCGCGCTTTGATCCCGATCTCGCGCAGCTTGTCCACAAGGCTCTTGCGCTCGTCGCGGTAGCGGCTCACTCGGCTGGTCGTGCCTTGATCGGCGTCGCCATCGGCTACACGATCACGCTTGTGGTGGTATTTGGAAAGCTCCGCGTCAGCACGCCGGTTGTGCCAGCCGTCTTCCTCAAGTTCGAAAAATTCCTCAAGCACGGTCTTGACGGCCTCGCGCTCTTGCTTGCTGCGCGCGCCAACCAAGCGTTGCACGGCCTTGATGTCTGATGGCAGCGGTCGCTCGGTGGCGTAGCACTTGCGCAGCAGCCGGAAGTACGCCGCGTCCTCGAGCATCGTCAGGTGGGACGTGGCCTCGGCATAGTCGCCCAGGTTCAGTTCAAAGTACTTCATTGGATGACCCCAACTGCATGGATGCTGGCGTCTTGATGTGCGCCAAACAGATGGGCCAGGCGCGCAAGGCCCTTCGGCGTGACCAGCACGCGCTCAACGATCTTTTCAGAGCCGTCGGGACGTTCAACGGCAGTAACTTTGCGGCGGGAGAAGATGGCGCCGTCTGGTAGCTTCCGGTCTTGCGGATTGCGGACAAAACTTCGCGCTCCTTGGGCTGGAGGTAATCCTTCACCGAGAGCGAGTGAAAGGCTGCGCGAGAGGTTTCAGCGACGGCGGTTCTCACTTGAGCACCCCCATACCACGCAGGTGCTCAAGCTGACGCATGGCTTTCTGCATCGTGGCGGCTGCGCCGTTGATGGCCTCCACCAGCTTGACCTCTTCGTCCTTCGGCGCTTTGCGATCAGGCCGGGCGTGCAAGGTCTCGTCACACGCGAACATCAGCGGGTCGTAGCACTCGCAGAACTTCATCGCTGCGATGATCTGGCCGAAGGTCAGGCGCTCGTCTTTTTCCGGGTTCAGGCAAGCCTTCAACCGGGCGTAGGCCGACTCGGGTTTCAGGTGGGGAAAGAGGTATGCAGCCAGCTCCTTCGCGGATTTCTGGCTGTTGCTGACCATCAGGTTCAGCGCCTCGTATTCGTCCTCGTAGAAAAGCTTGGTTTGCATCGTGTCTCCGTCCCTCCCCCTAATCGTTAGGGGCGCTTAGGAGTGCCTTTTTTGGGCAAAAAAAGATGATTTCCATCAGGCCGAAGCACGCTGAAAGTAGTCGGCGAGCTTCTGGACGGTGCGAATGCGCGGGTTCTCGATGACGCCCTGGGCGATCTTCATCAGGGTGCTGTAGGGCACGTCGCACTCGCGGGACACCTTGGTGAGAA